GCGGAGCACTGAGCGGCCCTAAAGGTATCGCAGGACTTGGAATAAGGCGATGGGTATGTAGTGAGTGCGGTGCGAGCCACAAACGGGACGTAAATTCCGCCAAACTCATACTCAAGGTGGGTAAATATATTCATCACGTCGGGCAGAGTGTTATGCCTCTTGTAGAAGGAAGCTGGCTTGGCCGTGACCACAAGATATTGTGGTTATGTGTCAACCGGATAAGCACGCATCTTTAGGTAGGTCAACTGGATAAGAAGATGAAAAATATTATTATATTATTAATTATTGGATTTACACAAACGAGTTGTGCAGGATTACCTATGGCATTATCTGGCATAGGTGGAGCAATGACCATCGCTAAAGACGGCTTTGATCTAGATGTAAGCTTTCATAAATGGCTTGATTATAAAGAATCACAAAAAAAAGCAGTAACTAATGTATCTGATTCTAAAATTGTTTCAGAAAAGTAGTGCTTATCCGTTGATACATACGATCATAATATCTTGTGTTCGCCAGTCTTGGGCGTCAACTGGATAAGTACTCAGGTGGTTTCAATTTCTGTTGATTCTGGTGGTGTAGTTTTTTGTTCTGGCGGTAGATCAGGATTTTTTTCGTTTGCTTTTTGTTGAAGATAAGAACGTATTTGCATTTCTTTAATTTGTTTTTTATTCAATTTACCACCAAATTGATTAATTAGAGCTTTAGCGATATCACCATTATAAAATGGTAGAACACGTAATACACGATTTAAATGTTTACAACAAATTCCTAATTGGCTAGGATTTCTTATACTTGGAGGTCTATCTTCTGGTTCTATAGATGCATTAATTTGAGAAAGAATATATTTATATCCCCAATAAAGAAAACTTGGATCAGAGCAATGTAATTGAATATCACTATTCCATAATAAATCAAAAGCTTTTTCTCTTGGTTTCATATCATTATTTGAACCAGTATCAAACCAATTTAAAAATCTTACTAAATTTTCATAATATGGAGGTTTTTGTCTTTTTGGATATTCAGTAGATGGGGTTACATAGAAAATCATGGTATCATCATTAAAACCTTGAAAACTCAATCCTCTTGCAGCAAAAAAGTATTGTTTGCCATCATGAGGAAGTGTATATGGTTGATGAGGACCACTACGGATTCCTTGATGTAAAAATCTTGGATTAATTCTAGATACTAAATCACGATAAGTAGCTTCATTAATTGATAGCATATCAGACAAACGAAATTGAAGAACAGGACGATGCGTCATAATAACCGATTCTAAATTATTATAATCACAATCTCCTGTTTTCGTCCAATCAGCTACCCATCGACCACGAGGAGTACTAACATTTATTCCATGTATTTCCATTATAATTCACATTTTTGAACAACAATTTCAATTTTCTTTTTCTTAACACGGCGAAGATATTTCTCAGATAAATTAAAAGTAGGACCTATAATTCTGTCAATAGATTTTCGAGGATAACCACGCAAACAATATTCATATTTTTCGAAACGTTCTCCTATGAATAAATTAATTGGTATAGAATGATTGCTGCCCCACCACCATTCATCTCCGAATTTTAGAAATAGTTCCTTTTCCTCTGTAGATTGAATAAGATCAAATTTATAAATCATCGTTATTTTTGGAGTTTCATTTTGAACAATACCAACAATTATGTCATCTCTCATTATTAAAAATGTCATAAATTCATATTTATTTCTTGTTTCTTGTATATTTTGAAGTGTTTGTTCATCTATCATATAACTGATGTGCCTTTTATTGTTTCCGCATTTGGAAAATCGATATCAAGATGGCACATACCATAACGTTCACCATTAGATGTTATTTGAGTAGGAAATACATCTCCATCTGAATTTATAATAAATATTGACCATCTTATATTAGTACGCCCTGAACGTGCTAATGTTAATGTATCTTGATCAGATAACATTACTGTTGCAATTCCTTCGTATGCGTTTTCTACAGTTATATCTTTTACTAGAATAGTATTACCTTGAAGATTTGAACTTAAACTCTCATATTGTTTTTGTGGATACCAAAACCATAATCTAAGCTTATAACCAGAAAGATTTATCGGTACACCATCATCGTTACAATATTGAAATTCTAATGGTTCTGAAAACCCCGGAGTGAGCCGCATTTCCCCTGTGCAAGCTCTATTTTGTTTTCCTTGTTTTCCAATAATAAATCGTGGAATATTATATTGGACTGATATAATGCTTTTATCAGTTAAAGACATTATTACTCCTTTCTTAATATAAAAAATTATTAAATTAAAATTATTATAATACTTTATAACAAATATTTATCTATACCTTAAAAAAATACTTGACTATTCGTATCAGTAAGTTATGATGTATTACGGAGGATAAAAAAATATGAATAAGGGAATTTTACTTTTTGTTTATGGAACAATGAAAATGAAATTCCGGAATTATCCCCGTTTATATGAAGGAGGAGCAGTGTATATAGGAAATGCAAGAACTAGAGAACGATTTCAATTGTGGATTTCTGATAGAAAACATGCACCATTAGCTATACGAGATGATAATGGATTTCCAATTGAAGGAGAACTTTATGCGATAAATGAAAAATATGTAGAAAACGTAATCGATATTTTCGAAGGACATCCAAAATTATATCAAAGACAATTAATCAAAATAGAAAATTGTAATTTAGAAGTTTGGATGTATGTTTATTTGCATGAACCAGATTCAGAATCTAGATTATGTCATCTATATGATGGTGCATTTAGATACGTTACCGACTTACAATAATGCCGCTATACGAGCCAAGGCCCGTTGTTCACTTTGGCGATTTGGGTTGGGCAAGAACCGCGTAACGGTATCCCTGAGAGAGCACTGCCCGAACCAAAAGATGAGTTTAACAAACGAGGGGCTTGCTAGGATATAATATTGACAAACCATGCTTATCCAGATGACGCTCCAAACCACAACATACGTTTTTTCCTTGACCAAGCAGCCCGCCTCACCTAAGTTATAGTTTGACAATTGAGTCAGATGGATTTAACTCATAAAGATTACTAAGTGCTAAAAAGAGCATCGCAGAGCGGTATCCCTATGAGAGTTTAGTGTTTAGTAATTTGACTTCCGTCAGTGTAACAGCCAAAGCCGGGCGTAGTGGTGTGACCCAGCGATTTGTCACAATACCGCGTTCATCACAATATGTTGTGGTCTTGGGCGTCAACCAAATAAGCACAACTAAGAAGAGTTATGATTATGAAATTTAATGATGTTTCCTTTTCTGTTTATGATAGATTAGAACATACGATTCGTCGTCAATTTTTGAATGAAATGCAACGTGATGCATTTTGTATATCAGAAGAAATATCTGTTAATATAAGTCTTGTAAAATTTTTAGAAAATTTACAAGATATAGTATACAAAGTTGATAATACTGCATCTCGTGTTTATACTCATGGTTTATCTCATAAACAATATATTATGATTACAAAAAAAGAAGAATTATTTGATATTTTAGTTCAAATAGAATGGCATTCTGATGCCGATATAGAAATTTCAAATAATTCAGTATTTGAAGTAACGGTAACAGGAACTCCTGAAACTGCTAGAAAGATAATTAAATTATTACGCGAAAAGTATAATGAGAAATTACCTAAAGTAAGATGGTGGTTTGTTGCAGATAGTTGTTTGCAACATCATGATGTTGTTTTGAATAAACCCAATGATATAAAAAATGAATTTTATCCATTTATAGAAAATGGACCAGAAGAATTTATGAAGAATTATTTAGAAAGTACGGCATCTTTGCTTTTCTTGTCTGGACCACCTGGAACTGGTAAAACATCACTTTTAAGAAATTTTATTTATAAAAACAAATTACGGACAGTTATTACATATGAGGATACACTGTTCAATTCTGATCAGATGTTTGTAGATTTTGTTACCAGTAATAATCAAGATGTTATGATAATAGAAGATTCAGATGTTATATTAAATTCAAGAGATGATACTGGAAGTAGATCTATTGTTAGGTTTTTAAATGCATCTGATGGTATAATTCAGCTTAAAAACAAAAAAATTATTTTTACTACAAATCTTTCTAATTATAATAATGTAGACGAAGCTTTATTAAGACCGGGACGTTCATATGGAGCAATACTATTTCGTAAATTAAATCCAGATGAGGCAATTTTAGCAGCAAATGCAGCTGGTATTGAAAATTTTGTGAAACCAGAATATCCTATTGTACTTTCAGAAATTTTTAATCCAAAACAAAAAAATAATTTTGGAAAAAAGGTAATAGGATTTTGATCTATTTCATTCCGTGCTTATCCGGTTGACGCCCAAGACCACAACATATCTTGTGATAAATCTCTTGATAAATGCCACATATCGCCTAATTATCGTTTAGTGATGATGCAAATTTTGACGTACAAATATCGCATTAAAGATAACTCGGCAAAGAAACGGCTTCTACAACATGCAAAGGCCGTAAATCGGGTTTGGAACTACTGTGTTGCCCAACAACTCGACACGCAAGACCGCTATCGTGCCGGTGCTAAACCACGGAAATGGGCTAGTCATTATGATCTAACAGAACTCTGTAAAGGTGTTGGTAAAGAACTCAGCCTTCATCAACAGTCGGTGGGTGAAGTATGTCGTGAATTTGCAAAAGCACGAGATGCGATAAAACATACACCAGGTTTTCGTGCGTCGTATGGTTCAAAGCGAGCACTGGGATGGATTCCGTTTACTTTACAAAGTCGTCAAATTGACAGTAATAATAGTATCGTTTATCTCGGTAAACGATATCATTGGTTCGGCAATAAACGGCGTCCGCTTCCTGAGAACGCTAAAGGCGGTTGTTTTGTCGAGGATTCACTTGGTCGTTGGTGAGTATGTTTCCACGTCAAAAGTGAAACCGCTACAGTGATTTCTGGGCAAAACATCGTCGGAATTGACCTTGGCCTAAAGACTTTAGCCACGTTAAGCACAGGAACAAAGGTACGCAATCTACGGCATGTAAAAAAATGGGCTCGCAAACTTGCAGCGGCTCAACGTGCAAAGCAAAAACGGCGGGTAAAAGTGATCCACAAAAAGATCGCTAACTGTCGCAAAGATTTTCTGCATAAAATAACAACAAAACTGGCGGCTCGACACGCGCTAATCGTCGTCGGTAACGTTAATTCCTCTAAACTGGCTAAAACACGGATAGCAAAGTCCGTGTTGGATGCTGGCTGGTCAACTTTCCGCTCTTTTTTGACTTACAAATGTCAGGATAGGTATGTGGAAGTTGACGAGAGATTCACGACCGTAACCTGTTCTCAATGCGGTGCATTGAGTGGCCCTAAAGGTATCGCAGGCTTACGAATAAGACTTTGGGTATGTTCGGAATGTGGGGCTCACCATAGCCGAGATGTGAACTCGGCTCGAACAATACGTGAAGTTGGGTGTAGTGGTGTGACGGGGCGACCTGTCACAATGCCGCGTTCATGCGGTAGCACGCCTCCTGTTGAGGGAAGCTGGAAAACACCGAGTCACAATATGTTGTGGTCTTGGGCGTCAACCGGATAAGCACGCGATAAGCACGAATAGAATATAAAACCTAAATACATTAGGATAAAAGATATTGGGTGCTTATTATGGCTATTAATTATTCTACAGATATTATTCCGTTTTTTGCAACAGATGTTGTAAATCAGGCAGAATATCAAGCTGGCGGAACATATAATTTACCGCCATTTTTTGGTGCGCTCACTCTTTCTGCTGTAGCTATTGGAACCGCTGGAACAGGTTATAGCACGAATGATGTTGTAACTCTTTCAGGTGGAACGTTATACAGCGGAGGTGCAGCGGCTACTGTAAAGATTGTTTCAGTAAATGCTGGTGTTCCAACAAGTCTTTCTGTTGTTACTAAAGGCGATTATAGTGTTGCCCCAACAAATCCAATTTCTACTACTGGTGGAGCAGGTTCTGGTTTGACTATTACGGGAACGTGGACTGGATATGCTCAACAACGTATTCTCACTATGATTGAGATTGTAAAAGCATATTTCAATGAAATGGATAACACTCATGAAGCAAAACTTTTCCACGAAATTTTAGGAAGAATATTAGCTTCAATGAGTTTTGGTTCAACATCTTGGGACCAAAACACAATGAGCTTAGATGCTCAGAAAGATGCCCTTCATTTTCTTGCTGGGCATGTACTCGCAGCAGACATTTAATTTGTCTGGTGTAGTTCGTTTGGGGACAGAGGAGATAGTCATGGTCATGCTTTCAGCCAAGGCTAAACTCTTTCTGGAGGCCGTGCTGAATGATCCGAGGGCGGGTTGGCTCAACGCTCGGGTAGAATTGCTTGGGCCGAATCCTTGGTCGCAGCCACTGTCGCCGCCAGCGGTGCAAGTGGCTATCGAAGCTTTTAGCGAGATACTAAAGCAGATATGCAATCGGCTCAGTGATCCGTGCATAGATGAAGACGAAAAAGCCGACTTGGTGAACGACCTGGGCTTCGCGAGTGCAGTCCAGATCGATTTGCAGGGAAGCCTAATTACTGAGACACTACCTTAATTTTTGTTGTTTTATACTTAAAAATTCTCTATATTATTTGTAGAGGATTTTCTTATTTTTGTTTGTTTTGGATGCGGTATACATCACAGCAGAGACATGAACTAGGCCAAGATATGGTCAAGGCGTATGAATGAAGTAATAGATGCTTTCCATAAGCTAATTCCATCTAAACACAAGAATAAAGGAAATAGTATTACATTTGATTGTCCAGCATGTGGAGACCGTAGAGGAAGAGGATGGTTTTTTATTACACCATCAGGTGGTTTTCTTTATCATTGTTACAATGGTGGTTGTTTATTTGAAGATACAACTGGTTGGGAACCCGCTTATGGTTTCGTAGGTCGTGCTCGTAAGCTTTTCGAAATTATGGGCGGTAATATTCGTGATTTATCTTATGAAACTCTTACTGGTATAAAAGAAAAAAGATTAATATTTAATCTTAATAATAAAGAAGAAAGACTTGCTTGGATAACTAAGCTTACAGAAGAATGGCCAGCAGAAGCACATAAAACACGTTATTCTAAAATTGATGATAAGATAGCTATCGATTTTATTCCAATTCCATTACCTAAAGATAGTATACATCTATTTGATAATTCTTTAGACAATTATATTAAAGCAAAAAATGATCTCTCTGATATGGATTATATTCGCGATATATTAGACGTAAGAAATTATGTCGCGGAACGTTGCAAATATTCATTATATCGAACAGATATTAAAATATTCTTCTGGTCGCCACAATTCAAAAGACATGTCATAATAGCGTTTTATGATAGATATGATAGAGATATTATAGGATGGATAGCAAGAAAAATTGATCCTGGAAGAGATTTTGCTCATATAAAATGTAAAAACTTTCCAACAAATTTTATGTTTAATCAAAATAATCGTTATAGATATAATATTGTTATGGTGGTGGGAGGAATATTTGATTCAATAAATCTTGATTGCCTTTGTTCATTTGGCAATGTAATTACTAAAAAACAAATTAATATGTTAAATGAATTGAAAGATAATGGAAAAAAAATAGTATTAATACCTGATCTTAAAGGTTTAGAATGGAAAATTTATTTAGACGTTGCAAAAAAAAATAATTTTCTTATTAGTATTCCTGAATATCCTGGTAATGGAAATAATAAACTTGACTATATAAAAGATCCTGGTGAATCTATAGAAAGAAATGGAGTTCTTTACACACTTGAAGCAATAATAAATGGTATTACTGATGATTATGTCCATGCCGAAAGTATGCTTATTTTACATTCTAAATGAGGTAAAAATTTTAATATGGATTGGATAAAAAGATTACAAGAAGAGGGTGATGAGTTTGAAGATACTCTCCCTGATGAAGAAGAATATTCTAAACCACCTTCTAATGTGTCTCAACACACATTATTAAGCTATATTAGTTTAAATTATGATTTATGGACAATTATAGAACCAATCATTAAATCAGAATATTTTGATGAAGAATATAAATTAGTTGTAGATTTATTGAAAGAACATTCCTTTAATTATAAGCAAGTTCCGAGCTTAGCTATAATAAAAATGAAAACAGGAATTACTTTAGAGAATTTTCCTGATGCTAATGATGAAAGAACAAGAGAATGGTTATTAGATGAAGTTCAAACCTTTTGTCGTCATAGAGCAATTGAAGCCGAAATAAAAAGAGCAAGTCTTGCTATAAGAAAAGATGCAGGAAGAAAAACATTAGAACAAATTTTAGAAAATGTAAAAAATATTGTGGAAATAAGTCTAGAAAAAGATTTAGGTTTGGAAATTCACAGAGATGCAAGAGAAATACTTAATACAAAAGAACAAGAAGAAATAAAACCTACAAATTACAAGATTTTAGATAGATTGTGCGGCAATGGTCTGCCATCTCCCGGATTGATATTATTCGCTGGAACTTCAGGTTTAGGAAAATCAGTTACATTAGCAAATTTTGGTGTAAATTATTGTGAACAAGGCGAATTCGTAGTTTATATATCATTGGAACTTCCACAAAAAAGAATATTTCAAAGAGTTTGTTCTATGATATCTGGTGTTAATATTAGAAATATTTATAATGATAAAGACCGCATTTCAGGATTGATGGAATCTAGGATTGAAATGGGTAATGATGGATTATTTTTTATTAAAAAATTAGGTATGTCTGGTACAACTATTTCTCATATTGCAGCATATTTAAAAGAATTACGTATTAAAACTGGACGTAAACCAAAAATATTAATACTAGATTATCTTGATCTTTTACATCCAAGAACACCAATACGTGATTTAGGTAATCTTCATGTAAAGGACAAATATACAGCTGAAGAAACTTATGCATTATGCGAAGAATGGGAAATGATAGGTTTAACAGCATCTCAAATGGTTAAAAATAATTCTGAAATAGATGATTTTGACCATTCTATTATAGGCGGTGGAACTCCTAAAATTAATACTATGGATTATGTTTTTGGTTTACGGCGAAAAGACGAAGAATTAATAATGCGTATTATGAAAGGTCGTTATGGTGGTGAAGGAACACAAATTCCATTTCATTGGAATAAAGACACACTGAGAATAACTTCAAAAAGCGATGAAGAATTTTATGATTTAAATCCTCGATATGATCCTAATCTTCAAAGAAAAAATGCAACTAAATCCGCCGGTCTACAAAAATCTATGGTAAATAAAGACGTTCGTAATATTCATAAGGATGATGTTCTTTCTAAAATTAAAAACATGGACCCGAATTTCGGAGAATGAAATGGTATTACCAAGACCAACTAGACCAATAAATACAGCATTAGTAAAAAAGGAAAAAAAAATTGAATACCGTCCTTCTGATATTTTTAGATTCGAACCTAAAAAAGATATAACAGCTTATGAATTGGCATATTTAATTTCTCAATTTTGGACTATCGATGTTTCTTATGAAAGATTTTTTCAATTCACGGAAACTTTGCAAAGTCATTTTATACCGGTAACAGAATGAAATCGTTAGATGATATAAAAACTAGACTTTATGATAAAAGAAGATTTAGAGATAAACGAATAAAATTTCGTTTTGATCCACAACCTGATATAAATCCATATGTATTAGCGGTTTTTGTATCAGCATTAATAAATCCAATCCATTTTAAAAGGTATCAGGAACTGCCTAAATCTATGCATAGGCATTTCCGTCATATAAAAAATGCATGATGAAAGTGTAAAACGCAAAGTAGGATGGGTACTTAGAGAATTAGACTCATTATACGAAAAAAGCACTCTAGACATAAGAGCAGAAAACGCATTTGGTGTAGCTGTTAGATTTTTTAATTTGATTGATAAAATGATCCCAGAAGATATTGAAAGAAAAAAACTTATGGCATCATGGATGAAATCAGTTCGAGATAATGATTTTCGTAAATTTCGTCGTACTCTACGTAGATACGATAAGCAAAAACGACTAGCCTAAATACTCCTGAATCAGATAGATTTATTAAGAAAATTTACTATTTTTACAGATTTTCAATACTAGGGTGTAATATGGAATTTGTAATGGAATTTGTAGGTGCAGCAATCCCTTTAAGCGATGATGATATAAATGCCGAAGCACAAAAACTTGGAATAGAACCAGCAACAATATGGGCCGTTTGTGATGTAGAAAGTGCAGGGAGTGGTTTTCTTCCAGATAAACGTCCTAAAATTTTATTCGAAGCACATTATTTTCATACACTTACTCAAGGACGATTTGATAGGTCCCATCCAAATATTAGTTCTCCTACATGGGACCGTAGTCTGTATGGTGCTACTGGAGCACATCAATATGATCGGTTGGCAGAAGCTATTTCCCTAAATCGAGAGGCAGCATTAGAAAGTGCATCGTGGGGGCGTTTTCAGATTATGGGAGCAAATTTTAAACAATGTAATTATGCCGACGTTGAAACGTTTGTAAATGCCATGTGTGCATCTGAAGCGAATCATTTACATGCATTTTCAAATTTTTGTTCTAATGGTGGATTGATATCTTATTTAAAAAATCATGATTGGGCACATTTTGCATTGCATTATAATGGTCCAGGACAAGTTCAATATTATGCTAATATGATTCAAAACGCCTACAATCGTCATCTGAATTCTAATCCCAATTCATCATCCAATGACATTTTAAAAAAAGGCATGCGCGGTTATGCTGTTATCTTATTACAAACACAATTGAAGAATCTTGGATATTCATTGGTTGAAGATGGTATTTTTGGTGATGATACAGAAAATGCAGTAAAGGCTTTGCAAAAGAAATATAATATTGTTTCTGATGGAATAGTTGGAAAGCAAACAAAAAGTATCATCGAAATCGAAATAGCCCAAAAAAAAGTACCGCCAACTATAGGCAAGGCATCATAAGTCGCTAACGGTTTTGTGAAACTTCAATGCCGCGTTCATGTGGTAACGCATAGAGGTGTCATCAAGCCGTTGCCGTCAAACCGCTTCCACCTTCGGCGAATGCCGACCACCAACCTGGCCGGAGCGGAAACCTTCACGAGCTGTCGCTCCCCGTCTACGCTCCAACCACCGTATTCGCAGTGTTGGGCCAAATCCTCAGCGACTCCATGAAATAACCATCCATGGCAATGTACACGAAGCCACTCTTGCGCTACGACGCACTGAAAACAGGTGTACTCGCTACGAGCTTCACCATCATAAATAATGAAAGTATAGCGATAGCGTTCGCCGGGTTCTATACAGCGCTCGCATTCGCCGCAACTATACTGCTTTTTGGCGTGGCGCAAGCTATCACGATAGAAAACAACGTCGTCATTACAAACATCGTCAACCATGCACATAGTGCTTTATCCCTTCACCTCGTCATCGCATCATCAGAAAAATATTTTTGTGCTTTTATTTTAGCATCTATTACCACAGCAAGTGAGTATGCAATTGCATGTGATTTTTTAAATTGTAGTCCATTATCTTCTTTAATCCATATTTTATCATGAATAGTTTTCCAGTCTTCACCAACTAAGTAACGTTTACTAGGAAGTTTTATTGCAACCATGGCAGCTAAATCTTCTACGGATTTTGGTTTATAAGCAGAAACGATTTCAGCAAATTTTATTTCATCAGTAAAATTACCACTCATATGAAATAATGTAGAAACAAAGTTAGAATCTTCAAACCATTCCCAATTTATTGGACTATCATTTAAATCTTTTAATTCTTTTTGCGTTTTTATTTCATCATATACGTGACATGACAACAAATCAATTTTATAATATCCTAATTTTTCAGCTTCATGATAAGGTAATGCAGCGATTTTGTGTAATGGATGAATAGGAATTTTTTGAAAATAAATACCACTTATATGAGGTACTAATTTGTTCATTGAAATTTGAGATGCAACAATTGCTTGAGGAAATAATTTTATTACATCATCACGGTTTTTTACTTCAATATCTACATCCGGTATATCATTCATCATTCAATTGTCTTTCACATTCTGCTTGAATTGTTTTTTGTATATTTTCACAACTCGTTACTTTATCAATCCAATATCTATTATTAATAATTTCATTGACGCTAGAAATCCAATCATCATTCATTCTACTTAATAAATCATTAACTGAACGATCATAACCAAATAAAACCCATGGAGAGATTTTATTATAAAGAATCATTTGATATGCGGTTCCAGGAGATACTTTAGAAAAAAACTCACGATAATCAATTTTATTTTGTGAACAAAAGTTTTTTATTTCATTACACGTTATTTTACTTTGATTTATAGGATCATCAGATCTACGTATGTGTTCTCGATATAATCTTAAAGTGTCTGGGCTGCACCATTTTATTTCGGGAATTCTATAATCAATTAAAAAATCCATATACTTTATACTAGTGATAACCCAATTTTCACTGGTAAATGCTACAAGTTTCATAAAAGAATTATAAAAATGTGATTTAATAAAATCTTCTGGCATTATTTTTTTACCGTTTCTTAAATAACCATTACGGATTCTCCAATGTTTATAAAGAATGATACCACGATGAAAGTCCATTCTATGAGATTCTTCAAAACGTTTTTTCTTTTCGCAAGCATGTCTACGAAACCACGATTCGCGAGAATATGATTTATTACAATAAGGACAACGGAAATTAAGCACCATTTTTTCCTTTTAAAATATACTTTATATTTTTCCACATAACAAATGGTAATGCATAGAAAATTATAGCAAAAAACATTAATATGTAAAATAAAATAAAGTGCCACCATTTAGCTCTTTTATCTTCTACTTTATAATATATGTCTTTGATAAAATTCATAGCAAAATATCCCTATAACAATTTATGATTTCTGTTCTCTCTTTTTCTTGAATTCCATAAATCGAACATAAATCAATTAATGATGTTTCGGAATTCATATGACACCAAAGTTCTATTTCATCATCTTTTATATCTGGATATTTTTGTTCAAGAAATGATTTCAGAGGTGATATAGATTTCTTTTGTTTACGATAATGAAAATCATGCCTAGCAACATGCCCCAAACCTATAGCAGCTAAAATCTTAGTTCTTAATTCAGGATGTTCGTTTAATAATACCCAATCAATATTAATTTGACGATTAAAATTTATCATCATGTTTAATTGATCTTGAGCATCGTTTAATCCGCAATACCATAATGGTAATAAATAATGTAATACACTTTCAAGCTCTTTACGATCTTCTTCATTATGTTTTAAAGCTTCGTAAACCTCCATATTACAAAGATCTAGATGTTTTAGAATTAGAGACAAATTAAGAGTCATATGTTTGAACCCCGTGCTTATTCACAAGATTTCCTCCATGTGATACAATCAATATCTCTATAATAGAAAAACCTCTACGGTTGCCAATGACTAATTTAGATAGATTTAGTAAGAATGTCAAGTTTCATGTTTGGTACTTCGCATCTATCCCTTTGACAAAGGAACGCGACCAGCGCAATCCCCTGCCATCAAGACATTCGTAGGTGGCCCGTAATACCTAACTCCCTCGGTTGAAGAAATCCCGATACCCACGGCAATACCTCGCTTTTCGTCCTCGCGGACTGGTTCGGACAATGCTTGCCCTACCTGGATTGGCTGCGAAGCTCCTGCGGAGTTCGCAGAACTCTGTTGCAAACCCAATCTCTGAGACTGGCACTTCGCCAGCACAACTTGCGCCGCCGCGACATCACGGTCATGGACGGCCCCGCAAACGGAGCACGCCCATTCCCGCACTGCCAACGGCAGTTTCGGGCCGACTGTCCCGCAATCCGGACAGATGCCCGTGCTGCGGGTGAAAGCGGACAGTGTCAACCACTGGCGTCCCGCCCATTCGACCTTGTAATGGAGAATCCGAATGAACTCTCCGAGCGCGGCGTCGGCAAGAGACTTGCCGACCCGTGATTTCATCATTCCCCTGATATTCAACGTCTCGACCGCGAAGCCCGAATAGGTATCGACGAGATTCCTGGTCGCTTTGTGCATGTGATCCTCTGGATTTGGCCGCGTGATCCTTTGTCAAAGGGATAGATGCGTTATGGTAGATGCAACAGATAAATACTTTATGTTTGTATACGTAATAGCATCTGGACCAAATACTGTTAAGATCGGGTATTCTAGTGATCCGCAACGTCGTTTAAAAGAACTTCAAACTGGGCACGAACGGAAGTTAACACTTGTTCATAAAGAAACAGTTACTGAATCAGAAGCTCCATATATCGAAAAAATTGTACATGTTGCTAATCGTCATAAATGTTTACATGGAGAATGGTTTAATTTGACCCATGAACAAGCTATACATGAAATTCAATTTGCAATTATACGTTATTCCGATAATTTTCATCAAAAAGATACACATGATGTAGTATAGAAAAAGGCGTGCTTATTCGGTTGACACATACATCCACAACTGAATAATAGCGGGGAAAGACATCCCCGCCTTGCCAATTTTCGATCCCGACAACCTTCTCTTTTCCCACGATGGCGTCCGCACTCGCATCGAGAGCCTCCCGTTGTTAACCCGGCGGGCCGGGTGTTTGTGTTGTGTCAGACTTCGCTGAGATGAAAATATTGGAATTGTCCCACTCCCGCTATTAACCCGGCGGGCCGGGTGTCGTTCGTACCACAGCGGCGTACCCAGTGCAACCACGGCCTCCCGCTGTTAACCCGGCGGGCCGGGTGTTGCGTCATACCGCATGTCGTGCGGTTCAACTCCGATGGTTACCTCCTGCTGTTAACCCGGCGGGCCGGATATTGCGTCTCGCCGCCTTGAGCTGGTCCTTGAGGTGCTTCTTCAGGTTCTCCCGTTATTAACCCGACGGGCCGGATGTTGCGTCGCGTGCTGGGTGTTGCGTCGTACACGTCCCTGCCATCTCCCGCTATTAACCCGGCGGGTCGGATGTTGCGTCGTGGCGGAAACTAGCATACGCAGCGGTCTTTAAAACCCTCCCGCTATTAACCCGGCGGGCCGGATGTTGCGTCTTGCGGTCGGTGGCGTTCTTAGTTTTGTCGATGCTGCCCTCCCGCTATTAACCCGGCGGGCCGGATGTTGCGTCTTGCGGTCGCGCGCCGCAACCGTCTTAGGAGAAACCTCCCGCTATTAACCCGGCGGGCCGGATGTTGCGTCTCTGTTATTGGGGCATTGGCGGCTTCGAACTCAGCTGCTCCCGCTATTAACCCGGCGGGCCGGATGTTGCGTCGCCGCTGTTGGGCCACCATCACGAACCTCACTCCCATACTCCCGCTATTAACCCGGCGGGCCGGATGTTGCGTCGAGGCCGGCCGGATCCATGCGGCACTCGATGTCGTCCTCCCGCTATTAACCCGGCGGGCCGGATGTTGCGTCCAGACTTCCGGAAAAACGTAAAAAATCCCGTCCTTGCTCCCGCTATTAACCCGGCGGGCCGGATGTTGCGTCGGCTGATGGGAAATATCGAGTAATTACATGCCATTGCGGTCCGCTTTTCGAGCGGTCTTGAATCGCCATATCTGGACATCATCATTTTTCGCCTACGATGACATGATACTTGCATATCCCATTAGTCGATATAGTTTCGAACGATGTCGGGGTTTCTAGTGTCACGGCACCGCTCGAATTGATCAGGCTCCCGCAAGCACGTTGATCTTCGGTGAGACCGAACTCTCGATCAACTTTGCCTCGTGTGCGGTGATTTTGGGTGCCGCCAAGCGTGCCTTGACATCAGTGGAAACGACACTGATAAGCTTTGCTGCTGCCGAATTGATTTCGCGTGCTTCACGTGGATCCATTGTGCCGGTGGATATGCCGGCGATAACAGCCCGTGCTGCATCTGCGGCCTCAATGAGCATTGGTGTCTTGATTTCGTAACTCATACTCATACTGCGATCCTCTTTGCTGCACGCCGTGCTCGGCGTAGTTGTTTGCCTACGGCAACCAATTCACCACCGACCATGATATTCGGTGCATCGTCCTCTATGATGACGCATCGAATTCCTCGCTCCTCGGCCTTGTATTTGAGCATCTCGACCGCCATAGCCGGCGCATATGCTAAGACATGGCGGTTCAATTTGGATACCGTCTCGACCATCGCCCCCCAATTGGATTCGTCGCCCCTTGGCGATTTGGTTGCCTCGCGAATGCTGGCCGGCTTGACGATACGCAAACTGGCGGCACGTTCAACGATCCGCGTGCTCCATACATGCAGGGCATTGGCGCGTTTCCGGGCAATGCGGGTGGCGAGACGGGAAATCTCTGTCGCGCTATCTGCATGCTCCGCCTTGGCTTCGTCATCGAGGTAGCGGCCACGTGGCCAGCGTCGATCATGCTCCGCCTGCATTTGATCCCGACGATCCATCAGCTCGAAGACATCAGCCAGTTCATCCGGCGTTTCGGTTCGGCCGTTGATTTCGGCAAAACCATCAAGGAGATCGAGGCGGATCAGCAACGGTCGTCGCAACCTCGGTATGTCTGAGGAGTACTCTCTCGCGATATCGACGCATACCGAAATCGACCACTTTCCGTTACGCCAGATGATATCCGCGTCGGTCCATTTCTCAGGATCGCTAGGGAACATGCCACGGGCATGGATTGACCCAGGCACGCCCTTGACTGTTAATTTCCAAGAGCGGAAGTGGCGAGCATCGCGCACCATTTTGCAACCGGAGAGGAAGCGATGGGGAATGCTATTATGCTGCTTCGTACTGCGATATTTAGGATATCCAGCCTTTGCACCTTGGCCGCTTTTGACTCGCCGATAGAACGCCTCAAAAGCGCGATGCAGCTGCTGAGCTGTGCGATGCCAGCACCACACTGATGCCTCACGCCATTCGGGATGAGAATTGCACAGCCAAGTAATCTCATTCTGCATGTCAAAATCAGTGTAGGGCTTGGCACGGCCATTCTTGCCCGGTGGTATTACCGAGACTTCGCCCTGTGCATAGCGTTCGGAAATCCACTCAGTGCTATGCACCGTGATACCGACATGCCGTTTACCATCGGCGTCAAACCACACGGTGCGTTGCACGGTACGGCGTGAGATATCCTCGAACCGTTGCAACAATGCGTTCCACAACTGAGCTACCATTTGCCGATGCCGATGCAGTACGGCATCCTGTTCAGGCGTGGGATAAAGAGCAAAATTATAACGACGCACTGGCATAATCTTGTGTCTCCCATTGTTAGCGGGACATAATACATATTATGTTCGTATGTGTCAAT